CGCCCTCACCTTCGCCAAAACCAGCGATTGCGCCCATTGCGGCGGCGTCTCGTGCCATGTTCGTGCGCGACAGGACGCCAGCGGGAGTCATCAGCCCGCCTACAAGCTCAGGCCACACGCCATTCTCTTGGCGGCTCCGCTCCTGCAAGGCCCGCTCAATATCTCGCTCGCGAGTGTAGCCCTGCGCGAAACTGCCCCCGTTGAAAGTGTCGCCAAGGCCGCCCACGAAACCGCGCAGCTCGTCGGTCATGTTAAGCATGAGGCCCTTGTCTCGACCAGCAGCGCTTACGTCTCCACCTTGCGGGATTTCGGCATAAGAGGCTTCCATGGCGCGGCGCTTGATCTCGGCGTCTGCCGCAGAAGAGTCGGCAGCAGTATCGAAGGGCTTGCCTGTGCGGACGGCCTCAAAGAATGCGGGGCTAGCGGGGACCGAACCCTGCACGCCTATCGACTGATAAAAGGCGCCAAGCTGCTCAGGCCCGAAGTTAGGGTTCCCGGCATTCGCTTTCAGGAATGCGTCAAGTGCGCCCTGCTGTGCTGGCGTTAGCCGGTCAGCTTGAAGCTGAGAGCCGAATGCCCCCTGCCCCGTGTCGATGTCAAATGTGATGTTATCCATCGTGGCGCCGGGGATGGCGCCCCCATCTCGACGGGGGGCATATTCACCAAGGCCGTTCGCGCGGTCATATTCGCGGAACTGATCGATAAAGGGGGTGGCATCGTGGCCGCCAACCACCAAGCTCGGATCTAACCCGATGCTGCCAGATTGCTGTTCATAGTATGCGCGCCGCTCATTGTAGCCCTTGACGCGCTTGCCCATGATGTTCGCCATTTCGGCGCGAATGCGCTTGCGGGCCTCAGGAGTAAGCAGGCCAGCGTCGTCCATGCCGAAATTGCGCTTCGCTGCCTCTATCTGGCTCGCCAAATAGCCCTGCCCCGAAGCCGCGCCTTCTCGTTCGCCCTCGTTGACGACGCTCCCCGGGTCGAAGACCTTCACATAGGCAGTGATTAGCGCGTTATCGCCCTGCGGCGTAGGCGAGGTCTTTAGGCCAGTGGCGAAGTTGCCAAGGCTCTCGCGATATCCCGCAATAGTGGGGTCGCGATTATACTTGTCCGATTGCTGGATAAGAAGCTGGGCGTGACGGTTCTCGACGTCATTGCCGAAGCGAGCCTCATCCCTCGCGTTGCTATCAACAGCCAAGTCGGTGCGCGTCTGATCACGCCCCTCAGCGCGCTGTCCTGCCTCGTTCGGGATGAACACCCGCCCGCCGGGCTGGGCCGTGTCTTGCGTCTCCACGACAGGAGCGGCTTCCCACCAGTTACCAGCCATCAGGGCTTCCTCCGGGTGACGCCCTTGGGGTCAACGAACACAGTGCCGCTGGGCAGCTTGTCGAACTGAGCCTTGGAGGTGACTTTCGCAGGGCCGGACGGCCCACCCCCCAGGACGACATGCCAATGATCGCCCGTCGCCCATTTCGAGCGACCGGGACCGACTTCGTTCTTGGCTTCCAGAATCGTGTAACCAGCGTCCGCGAAGCGCTTCACATACTGCGCGAACGTCATGCCCTTGATCGGGACGACATCGATCGCCGCCCCGGTGCGGTTGTGCCAGCTCTTCGGGTTGGCTTTGCCGAGGGCGCTGTTCGGATCACGGCGCTGCTGAGTGATCTCGATCCCGGGAAACAGCCCCTTCGCAATCGAGCCGGCGTCCGAAACAGGTTCACCCCTTACACCCGTCGCCGAAGCAGGGGCTTGAGGTTGTGGCCGCCCTCCGCCTCCGCGCAATTCCTTCGCTGTCGCAGCGGTTACACCGGTTGGCGTCGTGATCGGATAGATCGGGTTGACCTCGTTCTCGAGAAGGTCTTCCGCGTCTTGATCACGTCCTTGACTTTTCAGCCACTGGTAGTTTGTCGTGAGGCTGGTCGTTGGATTAACGGCCCCATAGGTGGCAGCGAACTTTTCCGGTCCCGCAGCCGTCGATAGCTGCCAGCCAATCTGCGCCGCTGCTTCCTGCACCTTCGCCGGATCGCCACTCTCAAGTGCGAGCGCGATATCCTCGTCATCCGACGTGTCGAGACCAGCGGCCTTGTCAGCATCGATGCGCTTGCGGATCAGTGCCGCAGCCTTTTCTGGTGCGCCGTTCTGGACGAACGAATAGACCTCCGCCGCAGCACGGAAGTCGGCGCCCTTTATCGCCTCGTCCTGCGTGTCATACGCTCGCTTAAGGGCTTCCGACTGCTTCGGATATTTCGCCATAAGGGCTGCGAGGGCCTGCGGCTGCTGCATCAGCGGCAGCCTGCTGATCGCTACAACGTCAGCCGCATAAGCATTGGCAGTGGCCTGCTCTCGCTGATCATCCAGCAGCTGACGCTGAAGCCCGAGAGATGCTGTGCCCGCCTGCTGTTGCTGGATATCAAGTTGGCGAGACTGCGCGATCTGCGCCGCTAGATCTGGCAGAAGCGCCGCGCCTCCCCGAAGGATAGCGGAGGGGTCCGTGACGTAAGCATACGCCACTAGAACATGCTTCCGAGCTTGCTCAGCCAGCTTGGCGCGCCGGACATGCCAGAGGCCGCCTTGCCGAAGCTGTCTAGGCTTGAGCCAATGTTGCCCCAGATGGATGAGTTTATGCCGCCACGCGTCAGGATTTGGCCGGCCTTAGCGGCGCCAGTCGTAGCCAGCAGGTCGCTAATGTTATTCGACGAATTCGCGCCGAACGATGACACACTGTCCGTGGCCCCCTGCCCAAGTCCCGCAAGACCGGCGAGGCGCGCGATCTGCGTCTGGAGCTGGTTGGCAAACGTGTCAGCGCGGAAGTTCGCGAGACTTGTCTGGATATTGCCACCACGAAGGCCGCCAGTTGCCGAAGCGTTCTGCAATACAGCTTCTTCGCCATTGCGGATCAGCGCGGCAAGTTCAGGGCTGTTCTGGATATTGACGAGACCCGCCGACTGCGCGTCCGCCCCGTTGATGCCGATCAGGTCGGCAAGATCACCGAGGCCCCCGAGGCCAGCGGTGAGATAGGGCTGATAATCGGCGCGCGTGACGTCGAACTGGCGCTGCTGCTCCGCAATCGCCTTGCCAAGATACTCCACCTGAGCGGCTTCGGCTTTACGGGAGGCCTTCTTCGCAGCGCCACCGCCGAAGATAGAGGCTATGCCAGAAAACAGGCCCAATGCGACAACCCCTTGAAACAGACGCAGGGACCATATTTCCTCGCGCCTACGGGGTCATTTTAACGTTTTCTGCGGGCCTGCTTGAAAAGGCCATAGAAGCCGAGTAGCTTCCCCATCATGAGGTGGGGGATATTTCTGGCACTATCGGCGGCGGTGGCTGGCTGCGGGAAATCGCAGCAGGACAAAGACACCATCGCGCTCGCTGAAAAAATGGGCGTGTTCGACAAGGAAGAGCGTCCGTTTACGGATGGCTTGCCCGAAAGACCGATACGATGCTCCTTTGAAAAGAGGGCCTACTGCATCGGTGCTGAATGCCGCAACCTCCCTTCTAGCCGAGAGTTGGCTGCCGCTGGCAAAGCGATGTATGTCGAAATCGACAAAGCCGCTATGACCTATAAAAGGTGTGGCCCCAAAATTGGGGACTGCACTCCAGCGGAAATAAACTTCATCGGGCCTCCCTTCGGATTCCAGAGCCTATCAGCCGCAGGCGGGACGGTGCTCTTTAAGTATCAAGGCAACGGCCGATTTGTCGACATCGCTACGCAGGGACCGGAAACCTTCGTTTCAGAAGGTAAATGCAAACCTGCTAACTCACCCTCACCTTGAGGGTCGATCCGGTGCGATATACACCGGTCACGGGAACCCCGCCAGCGGCGGCCGCTGCGTCATCGGCATAGTCGCCAAGGCTCGACATCTTCGGGGCCACCAGCGTCTTGTTCGACAAGTTCTCGACATTCGCTATCGTCGCGAGAATGCCGGTGAGCGGGATAGCCACCGTCGAGTTGCCCGCGAGTGTGATAAACAGCGTGAAATCCCCATTGACGAGGGGAACCTTGCTGCTGGTCTGGAGCGTCAGCCTGTCGCCTCCGTCCACGCCGGAAAGCCCCTGCCCCAGACGCAGCACACGCTCATTCGTAAAGGCGCCGTTTGCCGCCAGCACGATAACAGACGCATCTTGAATTTGCTCAGTCGCTTGGGCCTGCGTTGAAAGCCCCGATGTTGCTTCATCCACGGCCTTTGACTGGGCCTCCAGAGCCTGAACGAGACGAGGGTTATCCGGGAAAACCTCCGCCAGCATCCGTCGATTGAGTTTGTCAGGGACCCTCACGACAACTGCTCCACATCGGCTTCAATCTTGGTGAACCCCGGCATGGACCGGTCGTAGCCGCGAAACCGGAACGTCGCGTAGTTCGGGATTTCGACATTCGGCCGCCATTGCATCCGCTTCCTGCGGCTGCCACCGACGCCAATCCTCAGCATGAATTCCCGGCTCCACGTCTGGCCGTCAGTCGAGTAGCTGAAATAGGCCGTCGCCTCTTCATCGGCGGGCATGCGCCCCGGTAGACCCACAAGCTCGATTGAGCCGAGAATAACCGCCTGTCCGTCGGCATGGACAAATGGAGTGTCGAACCGCCATTCCGTCGGATCGTCAAGGATCGTGGAAACGTCATTCGACAGCTTGCCAAGCTGATCGCCGATTGCCGCCCACCATGTGCCGTTGATCTCGACAGCGTGCTTCGGGCAGCCTTTGCGGATATACCATATCCGTTCGCCTGACTTGCGCGAGGCTCCATCAAGATAAACCCATGTCTCTCCGGGAAGGTGGACCAGAAGCCGCTTCTCGTCCAGAAAGGCCCACGACTCCAGTTCAATGACGGAGGGGTCAGCCACGCGTTCCAGCGCCCGGTCCAAGGCGCGATTGCTCAGCTTCACCGCCGTTCCCGAACCCGCGACATAAACCCCAAGCGCCTCGCCGCGCGCCGAGCCGCAGAAGGCGAAACTCTCGGCGAATGGGCATTTTGCAGAGGGGGAGACGCAGCCATAGGGGATTGTCGCCCCATCGACGACGCCAAACGGGAACCCGTTACCGCCGATATTGCTGAGCAATTCTGTCGTGTGACGCCCCGGAACATAGCCCTCTCCGCGCACCTTGATCACGCCCGTGATCATGTCGGGGTCTTCTTCGGCGGAGCCGTATTTGGTCGGGTTGACGCTGGTCGGGTCCGAAAGCTCGGTCACAACGATGTACTTGCCGTCCGTCGTCATCGTGAAGCCATCGATCCACATGGCGTCCTTGACCGGGCCAAGGTCAGGATCGGTCACCTCCACGAGCCCGTTGCCGTCGTCGAAATAGAAGAGCTTTTCGCCCGATGCGACAGAGAGGCGGTCGAAGCCATAATCGAGCGCGACGGGGCCGGAGCCTCCTACGTCGCCGACGATGCCCACCCCCACTTCCACCAGCTTCGTCCCCATGACGCGGAAGTGTCGCCCATTCCAGTTGATGGCGCCCCGGTCCTCCCCGGGGCCGGTCATATGGAAGACAAGGCCCGCCGGAGCGCGAAACTGACCGGACGCAATCTTGTTGTCGATCGCCACTGGCTCAAGGTTGATCGGAACGCTCTCGACGAACTCCGCCTGAGAGTTGGCCACCATGCCGCCGAGAAGAGGAATTGCTACCATCTAACACCTCCGGTAAATGCGTCAGTGCGCATGCGTCGTATGCGGGCCGGCGGGATTGGCAGGCAGCACTTGCATCAGGGAGCGGCTCGTCGTGTCGTACTGC